GAAGATGATTTAGCCATTTAGTTTCAATAATAAGTTTCTGTAGGAAAATTGACATGTTATCCGCACGTTCTTTAGATGCGGATATAATCATTATTTTTCTTTCACTGTCGTTAAATAATGTCCATAACACAAAAGCACCAGTAATCCAAGACTTACCAACACCTCGGAAGGCTTGAATCTGAAGCCTTTTGGGACCGTGTTGCAAGTAATCAGCAATTGCATATTGAGCTCTTGTTGGAGAGGGTAGACCAAGCTCTTCCCATAATGCTTGAAGGAAAAGCTTAAAATCTTGTTGTAATAATGCTAGGGAGTTATTCAATACCAGTTACCTTTATTGTTTTTTAGATAATGTAAGAATGCATAAAATTTACCTTTTCTCAATTTACCTTCTGGACCACTTTTTATTTCTCTAAGAGATTCTAAAGAGTAAGAGTTCTTACCGAGATCTTTAGCAGCTAGTTCCATATGAAATTGTCTGTCCTGAAGAAAATCATCTATGGCTTCCCTTATCCAACCTTGATATTCTCTTAGCTGCATTTTACCAGGAACCATATCATGATATTGATCAGCAAATTCTTTTCTTATTATTTTCTTGACATTCCGAGGTACTTTTTTCCAAGCTTTCATACCACCATAAAATTCTTCTATATATGCATTAAAATCTTTAATACCAACTTCTCTTTTCCTTTTTAATGCATCTTCTACTACACCAAATATATCATCATAAAACGGTTTCGGAACCATATCAAAGAAGTTTGCAATATCAGGATCCATATATTTTAGAAATTCTTCATCGACTGTACGTGATACATCTGTAACTAACAGAGCAAGATCAGATGGATCCTTCCTAGCTCCTCTAGCTGCATTACCTAATTTTAAAATCTCTTTACCAACAGGATTATCCATGTAAGAATCTGCAAAACCATAGAAGTTATTCCACATTTCTAATTCCATATTTGTCACTCGACTTCCACCTTCATCACCTGCTCTCCATATATTTTTTATAGCTCTCTTATGTCCATCAGAAACAGCTCTAACTGTTTGAGCATTTATTTTAGCCAGAATTCTTTCTATTTTTTGATGATGTCTTTTAGTTAATGGACCATAGGGGAATATATCATCACCTTTATTTAAAGGTGTTGCTCGTAATGTTTTAATTACTTCATCTACAGGTTGACCTACAAAATTAGCTAAATCTGAAAATTCAAAAGCTAGTTGATTTAAGAAGCGATAGCTATTCTCGACATCTTCTTTAGCTTTTTTCTGTATTTTAAAGAATTCATCAATATCAGCATTGGTACCCCAACCTCTTTCTAACCATCTTTTTCTTAATTTTTCCTGAGTGACTTTAGTGAAATTGTCAGATATTGCCCGTCCTTTTCTACCACGGGGAGGTTTATAACTAGAAACATAGCCACCACCAGGTTTAGGAACCATCCTTTCTATACTTTTAGAATCTGGAGCACCAAATCTAGTTGCTAATTCTAACTGTTCAGGAGTTGGATTAGGTAATTCACCTTCCGATATTTTTCTATATAACTCTTGAGGAGTAGTTAGAGGTATTTCTGGTTCAGCAGCTTTGACTATCATTTCTAAACCTTCATCACCTAATTCATTAAAAGTTCCTCTCTGAGCTAACATTGGTCTACCTGTAAGATCACTTACACCTGAACCAAATCTACTTGAACTTTTTACAACTCTAGCCTTATCTGCTGCTGGCATAAGGTTTCTTTTAGCTTTTAAATAACTTTTTAATACTTTAGCAGATTTACGGAATCTATTAGGTATATAAGCGAGACCCATAGATGCTATATCAACTGTATCAGGTATAAAAACTTCACCTAATAATCCAAGTATAAAATGTTGTTCATCTAACCATTTAATTGGAGCTTGTCTAGCATGATAGACATCAATATCAGTACCTGGTATTCCAGCGGCTTTATCAATAGCATCAAATGTATCACCAACATAACCTAGTGCTCTAAGGAAAAAGTTTTCAGATTTAACATTCTGACCTTCATATTCTTGACCTTCATATTCTAAAGGTTGAGAAGTATCTACTTCAGTTTCAGGGTCTTTAAGATACTGTCCAGACTCTTCTAGTTCTTGACCAAAAGTTTTTTTCTTTTTAGGAGCTTGGAATACATCAGTAGCGTGTTCACTACCTTTGTACTCTCCATCATCATAATGAGTCGGCATTATTCACCTCTTTTTCAGCTGCATTGATTTCGTTAATACTTTTTTGTTGAGTACTACTCCAAGGTAATTTGTAAGGAGTTTCTATTAAAGGTACATCTTCTTTAGCTTTATTTATCATTTGCTTGCTTTCAAATGTATTAAGAAAAAGAGTTAATGGACTTTCTGATTTCTTTACTTTACCAGGAACATCAATATCACCACTACCATAAGAACTCTTACTCTTTAAAGTAAGTAATTCCTTATCTAATTTTGCGAATCTTTTCTTTTCTTCTCTATCAAATGTATTCCCACCATCTCTTAATTGTTTAGCTCCAAGTCTATTCCACCACTCACCTAAAGAAGTATTAGATTTATCAATCTTTAAACTCGTTTTAGCTTTTAAATATTTTAAATCTTCCTTTGGAGTTTCGGTTCCATAATACTCAAAAAGAAATTTCTTTTTTAAAGCTTTTTCATTAAAATTAGCTTTTGTCTTACTATCCCATCGTACATCTTCACCGTTTACTTCTACATAAGTACTAGCGTTGTTAATTAAATATTTAGTACGATAATTACCGTATTCTCTTTTTTCTCTTTTTAGAAGTTCTTCTAATCTAGATATATTTTGATAATCATTTAGAGGTTTTTTACGTTTAGTATCACTCATTTACGTTTAGCTCCTCCACGAGCACGATTTTTCTTTGGTATCTCTAAAGTTAGCCGACCTTTTCTATGGGAGACATCTTTACCGCCTCTACCCATAATACCTAACTTCCTACGTCTACGAGCTAAAAGCCTACGATACCTTCTTTTAGCAGCTGTACTATTAATCTTCTTTTGCTTACGCTTCTGTTTTAAATAGGACTTCCGGCCTTTCTTTGATTGATAGTACCTAGAAGTTTTCCCAGGTTTTTTAGCGCGTTTTGGTGCCATACATTCTACTCCGAACGAGTTCTGGGTCAACAGTGGGTAGTATTTTATTTAATTTGTCAAGAGGACTACCTTCGTAAGCTACACCTGTGATGTCATTGGTCTTAAGCCAATCACATGCAGCTTTCAAGTCTTGAGTAGTAGCCTGACCACTACGGACTCTCTGTAGAAAGTCTTCAGTGACCAGGTTATGTAACTCATTAAACTTATCTTCAGTAGCCTTCTTAGGAAGCACTCTGACTTGTTCCATTATGAAATATTAGGTTGAGTTCTAGGATCTCGTATGAATTTTGCCTTTCCTACTTTTACAGGTCTTGGTATATCTGTCTTAGGAAGTGGCCCATACTTATCTCTTTCCATATCTGGCCTTTTATAAGGAGGCCAAAGTGGTACTGTATTTGTTCCCATTTAACTGAATAGTTTAGTTTTTACAATTGCAAGTGCTTGATCATCTAACTTATTATCAGTTCTAGAGACATAAGCTTCTAGTAGATCAACAACTAGTTTTTTAACTGAATCCGACTTCAAGAAGGCGAATAGGATGGGCTTGATAATTAGGATCATTATTCTTTAGTGGTAGAGGTTTTCTTTGTTTTAGCTTTTGCTTCAAGTTCTTTTCTAGCAGCCTCTCTTTGAAAAGAGGATACATCTGCTAGATATGCTTCATCAGCTTCTGATAATTTACTCATTTTTTAAAAGGGTTAAGTTTTTGCCACCATTTCTTAGGTGGTGGTGGTGGTTGAGAAGCTGCTATTTGTTTTGCAACTTCTTTTTTAAATGCAGCTATAGGAATCACATCACTACAAATATGATATACCCTAGTTCCAGGGCGTATCATAAATCCTTTCTGTTGTAAACCAGCACATTCTTTTAAACGTACTAATTCATAATCTAAAGACATCTTTGCAGAATGCTTCTTAGCTATACTTTTACATATTTCAACAAGAGAACCATCAAGAGGCATCATAAAATTTAATTGAGCACCCCAGTTCTCAGCTACAGTATAGCTTTGTTGATCCATATGTTCATCATACGGAGTCGTGTGATTGCCCATATAGAATGGGCTAAACGTCATTGTTGCACCATTACAGGAATTGTTGGCTCCATAGACTTGACGACTTGGAGCTCCATTATTCTGGAATTGCACAGCCTGATTGGTAACATTTCCGGTTGCTGCTGCCACAGGATTGGACGTGTTTTGGACTTCTGGTTCTGCATATACAGGTGTTCCTATTGCGAGAAGACTGATAAGGATGTAGTAGTAGCAGTAGTTTCTATTGTTCTTTCGATTTCCTGTGTTTCTAATACTTGAGTTGCTGCTCTGGTTGTTATTTCTAAGGTGAATGGATCTCCTACTGTATGTATCGTGAATACTGAATCTGAATC